ACTCCTGCAAAAATGTTTATAAAGCTGTAATGAATGATTAAAGGAAGGATTGGGCGCTGACGGGATCGAACCGCCGACATTCTGGGTGTAAACTAATAACACATAGCTTGCTATATACATCTATACCTTGTTAATAACTATATAATAGGAAGCTAAAAAAGTCAAGTCTTGCTATAGCCATCTGTGTTGCTTGACTTTTTTATTGACTTTTAAGCTTACATTGTCGATCAAGATACAGAAATCCCCGAACACTACGATTTAATCGTTGAGGGATTAAACTGGCTTCACATTATCGATGATTCGCAAGTAACTAAAAAATTTAGAGCCGAAAAAATAAAAATCTATCGTGCATCTCAAATGGGTTGCATTATTCAACTCATTAACGAAGACAATTAACAAAAAAAAGAGCCCCGATATTTGGGGCTCTTTCAATTAACAAAACTTCTTATTGCTTAACGACTTTTTCTGTCTTAGAATCATAAATCAAAACCCAGTCATCAAATATTTTTTCAACGGAACCATCATTCTTTAAAATAGCATGAGAACCTAAATAACCCCCGCCAAGAAAAGCAATTCCCTCTTTATTGGGGGTAATTATTGAAACCCATTTATATTTTCCTGTTTCAGCAAAAATTTTACAAAATTCGGCATAATTATCAAGTGTTAAACTGTTAAATTCCTCATTAGAAATATTTACTATAGCATAAATTCCTAAAACCTTAGTTTTTTGTCCATTTTTCACAAGCCCTTCTACAAAATCAGCCCTGATTAACGGATTTTTGCTAGCAATATTACCCCGAATAATTTCTGCTTTAAATTCTTCTTTTTCCATCCTAGGTTGTTCACTTTGCCTTTGCTCCTCTGACTCTGCAGGTGTTTTTGAGCATGAAAAAAGAAAAAACAAAGATGTGATTAAAACAATAATGATTAAATTTAAACTTTTCATAGAAACCTCCGCGATAATTTTATCATTTTTTTGAAAATAAAACAATCTGTTATTATTTTATCATACAACTATCAGCAAACACCGCATGTATCAACCAGACGAAAACCCCAAAATACATCAACATTTTTATTTTTCTCAAATGTAAACTGCGGATATATAGCTCTAAAGCGTTCCAAAAACTCTGCTTTTGGGTACTTAGCATGAGTATCGTATTTGAATAAGTCCCAAACATCGATAGCTTTTGTATAAACAGCCGTAGGAACGGAATCGTCTATATGTTTTTTATAAAATATATATATATCTTCATCTAATTGAGAGTTTATAGCACGATATTCTATAACTTTCGGTTCGGAAGTTATTTTTAATATGGCACTTTTAAATTCTGCTAAGTCCCCAAGAGCCCTTTCTATCCATTCAAGCCTTGAATTAACTTCTATTAAATTAAGATCGCCCCCTGAAAGGGCTATTTCTCTGAATTTTTTCTCAACTTTAATAAGATAGCGCCGAATTTCCCTGCCTGCTTCGTTATTTTCAACTATCGCAAGTTCTTTTGCCATATCCAGCGTCAAAAAATAATCGATTTCAGGTCGTCCTCGTCCTCTATTTTTCGCCAAATTTGGCGAAAAATATTTTTGAGCCTGTTCGTTGTGCTTAAAAAAATCTTCACCTTCAACAAATCCGTATTTTTCAATTCGATCTTTTATCCAATTTGAAAAATCCCGTCCAACCTGTAGATATTCATGCAAATCACGGGCATTTATAAGTTGATCCCCGCCTTTTTCAGTAATTTTAATAAGTTCATTCATTTTCTTTCTCTTTATTTTCTTGTATATTTTGAGCATTAACAAGGCTCTCTAATTGTTTTAAAGCCGCATCTTTCATAATAGGATTTAGTTTTTCATAAAGCTCTATAAACCGACGCTCCTCAACCGTTTTTTCCTTTTCGGAAGCAAACATTTCTCCTTCGCCAAAACGAAGCCATTTTTCATTAACAGACAATGAAAGACATATAACTTTTATACATTGCTCTGTTACAGCATTTTTACCCGTTTCTATTAAAGATAAAGCGGTTTGCTTTATCCCTATAATTTCAGCAAATTCAAGTTGATTATAATTTTTAAACTTTCTTAATTGCTTTATCCTTTCTCCAATGTTCATAACAACCTCCACATAAACAATATCATATTTGAAAAAAAAAGGCAATAAAAAAATATAATTAAATGATATTTTTCTATTGACAAAATAATTATTTAATCGTATAATAATATTATTAAACAATATTATTATACGGAGGCTAAAAATGAAAAAAGAAACTGAAAAGGCTGTTAAACTGTTCAATCAACTAAACAAGGAAACGCAAGATAAATTTTTATTAGCTTTAGAGTTTTCTATCAAATCGCAAGAATCAACTATTCAGCAGATAAGAATTCAACATCCCGACTTAAAAATCAATTTTGAGCCGGTTCAAGCTGAAAGTTTAAAACTCGCAGTCAACCACGGATAAGGCTAGGACTCTCCTAGTTTATATATAGCAAGGAATAAGCCGGACGGTTCGGGGCCGACAGCGCAATTTTGTGGCTAACTGCGAAACGGCAAGCCGTCATTTTTTAAAGGGGGCAAAGATGAAAAAGAGCGGCAAAAAAGAACCCGTATTTATAAACGGCTTCTTATACTACAGCTTTTTTACTGCAAGTGTTGAATCGGGACTTTCTTCGGTAGGACTTTGGAAAGCCCTAAAAAAATCGGACGGGCTTCCCGTTCCGGTAAAAAAAAATTTAATAGCAACCGAAGCATGGACGGTAAACCGTAGATGCTTTCTAAAAATGGAGTATGGCTTATGAAAGAACAAGAATATCAGTTCCAAATTTTAGATCTAAAAATAACGCAGGCAATTTCTCTTATAAAAGAAAACAGAGAAATTGAGGCTAAAAAGAATTTCACCGATTCCCTTCCTGCATGGGTGGATTTAGAAACCGCCGTTAAACTTAAAACTAATAGGTCTATCGAAACTTATAGGTCTAAACTTTTCTTACAGCCCTGCTGCGGAACTAATTATAAATTGGTCGGGGGTATTAAATCTTGGGAAAAAGTCGATGTTCTTGAATGGCTTAAAATAACCGACAACAACCTAAAGTCTTACGCTGAACGCTTCGGCGTTACACTTCCTGCAAACTACGAAAAAAGGAGTCAAGAATGAAAAACAAAAACCATAAATATAACAAGAAACGATGTATGTTTCTTGAAAAAATAATTAAGGAGTAAATAAATGACAGATTTAAACAAATTTACAGCAACCGGAAGACTTACCGGCAATGCCGAATTAAGGTACACCTCAAGTGGAATCGCTTGCACCTCTTTCAGCATGGCCTGCAATAAGTCTTATAAGCAAAATGATGAATGGGTTGAAAAAGCTCATTTTTTTAATTGCGTAATTTGGGGCAAATACGGTGAAGCCATGCAAAAACATTTGACCAAAGGTAAGCAAATCGCAATAGAAGCAGAATTAAACCACAAACCGTGGAAAGACAAAAACGAGACTCTTCACAATGACATTGTTTTAAATGTTCAAAATCTTGTTCTTTTAAGTTCACCGAAAAATAAAAGCTCAAATAATGAAGATAATCCAATTTATGCTACAGCAATGGAAGAACCGGATGGAATTCCGTTTTAAAAAAAGGAGTACAAAATGGCAAAAATAATAGTTGCATCAAGCTATAAAGGCGGTGTAGGTAAGACCACCATAATCACAACTATCGGCGAAATACTTGCAAATAGAGGCTTTAAAGTTCTTGAAATCGACCTTGACAGTAACTGCACCCTCACCAAGTGTTACAATAAACTTTTTCAAGATATAACTTCTAAAAATCTGTTATCCGAAACTGTAAGCTCTTTTAACGGTATTTACTCTGCAAAAGAAAACATCGACATAATTCCATCCTGCCTCGAAAACAATTTATTGAATAATATTATGGATATTCAATTAAAAATCAATCTTGCAAAAACAGGATTAAAAGATAAGTACGATTATATTTTAATTGATCCGCCCGGATATTGGTGTGCACATACACGGAACGCCGTTTTTTGTGCAGACATTTTAATTCTGCCGGGCACTTGCTCTTCTTTGGACTTTTCGGCAATCGAACTTTATTTTGACATTTTAAAAAACTGCAACATCGAAGCCGATACCTTTGTTTCAATAAACAAATCGAACACCAAAACAAACGAGCCGGGCATTTTAGAAAAATATCAAAACACTTTTAAAGAATTTTTAATTCCCGGAGCAATCCCCGACATTCCGTCTCTTAAACGCTTAACCGAAAATGTAAATTATCCGATTCACGCCGCCGTAAAAAAACGGCTTGAAAATTATATCGATTATTTTTTAAAAGGAGTAAACAATGGCTAAAATCGAATCAGCAGGAAGGACGCAAAAAATAAGCCTTTCACAAATTATAGAAACAGGAAATGTCCGTGAAGACTATCGGGACATAGAAGAACTTGCACAATCAATAAAAGACAATGGACTTATGCAGCCTATAGTAGTTAAGAGGGCGGGGCTGACTTCCGAAGGTGTTCCGCAATTTGAACTTGTTGCGGGGAACAGAAGGAAAAGAGCCCTTGAATACCTATGTTCAAAAGGCGATGATTTTTCAATGGTAGATGCCGTAATTATCACAGGTGATAAACTTACACTACAGTTAATTGAAAACATTCAACGAAGCGATTTAACATCAGCCGAAAGAGAGAACGGCGTATTTGAAATGCTTAATACAGGGTTAAGTCAGCGTGAAATTGCCGCAAAATTAGCCAAAAGCGAGCAATGGGTTTCAAGACACCTAGCGGCTCACAAAACCCGTCAAATCCTTACATCTAAAGGAATAAATTGCGAGTATGAAACAAACATTTTAACGGCCTTTCGTACAATTCCTGATGATGACCTTATTCCTTTAATAGAAAAGCTTGAAGAATTAGGCGGAACAAAAATTGCCGCCGAAAAAATTGTAAGAGAGTACAAAAACCCCTTAGCCCTTGATACCGGCACATCCGAAACAAAATCGGAAAACTTCAAAAAAAATAATGAAGAACCTCAAGCCCTGCAGGAAGAACCGGCTATCAAAGAAGAACCGCAAACACAACCCATACAAGGGCCTTTAACTTCTCAACCCAAAATCGAGGATGATAAATCGGTAATTGCTCAAACTTCTAAAGAGCAAGAACAGAATCATCTTAAAAAAAATGTTAAACATGAAAATTCCTTAAAAGGTAAAACCATATACGGAGAAGAGATAAAGCCGGAAGATAAGCTGATAAGTTCTAAATTTGTATTTAACCAAATCACCGACTATATTCAAGCTGTTAAAAACAAAATCGGAACCTTGCAAGATGAAACATTAAAAGCAACTGAGCAAGCAAAAATTGAGGCGGCCTATGACATCATCGCCTTACTTCATACGAGGGACTAATGACAAAGCAAAAGCCCGGCTGGAAATATATTTACAGTGAATCTCTTAAACAAGAAATCGCCGTTCACTTAAAAACCGGCTGGGTTTATTGCAAAGACGGAACTAAATATAGCCCCAAGGAAATTGCTATGTTAAAAGAAAATAAAACAATTGTAACTCAAAAAATTCATAACATAAAAAAAACTTTTGAAGGTGAAATAACAAAAATCGAACTCACCGCTTCACAAAAACAAGAAAAAGAAGAGGAATTGGAAATATGGTAAATGAATTAAACAAACTTTATATCGGTAATGCCCTTGATATATTACCTCTAATTCCTGAAAATTCTATACAAACGATTATTACTTCACCGCCTTATTATAAACTTCGAGACTATGAAATGGAAGATCAACTAGGACAGGAAGATACCGTAGAAGAATATGTAGAAAAATTAGTAAAAATTTTAAAACAAGCAAAAAAAGTTTTAAAAAAAGACGGCACTCTTTGGCTGAACCTAGGAGATTGTTATGCAGGAAGCGGCAAGAATCGAAACGCAGACGGCATAGACTACGAAATAAATCCAAAATACAAAGACTCAAAGCACACAGCTCGAAGACAGGGCGTAATAAAAAAAACACCTCTTTCGGGCTATTTAAAACCTAAAGACTTAATCGGTGTTCCTTGGCGGGTAGCTTTTGAACTTCAAAAAGACGGTTGGTATTTACGTCAAGACATAATCTGGAATAAACCTAATGTAATGCCTGAAGCTGTTAAAGATAGGTGTGTAAAATCTCACGAATACATTTTTTTATTATCAAAAAATAAAAACTATTATTTTGATTATAAAGCCATTCATGAAAAATCCGTAACTTTTGAAAACAGACCGCCTGCCATCGTCCGTAATAGAGAATATGAATACAAAAGCAAACTAAATGCGATGAACCCTAAATACAATCTTAGGCGGGATGACAAAAGAGATTTATTAAAACATAAAAATCCACAAAAAAGACTTAACCGAAAGGACAGCAGCTACGATATAACCAAACGAAATAAAAGAGATGTCTGGACTGTAAACACACGCCCATATAAAGGAACACATTATGCGGTCTTTCCTTTTGAGCTAATTACACCTTGTATTCTTGCAGGCAGCAAAGAAGGCGATACAATTCTTGATCCTTTTTTTGGAAGCGGCACCATCGCCGAAGCTGCAACCCTTTTAAATAGAAACTGGATAGGAATTGAAATCAACCCCAAATATAAAAACTTATATAAAGAACGGCTAGGGCTGTTTAATAATTAAAAAAAATTAATTTTAGGAGAAAATGAAATGTGTAATTGCATTGAGGATGTTGCAAAAAAATTAAAAGAAAAGATGGAAGATAGCGAGCTGGAATTACAAGGTGTTGTATGGAATTTTAAAACCCTCGAACAAAAACTTGTATGTTATTTCAAATACCGTAAAAAGAACAAGACGGGCGGATTTTATAAAAACAAAACCGAGAGCTATGTAGTCTATAATTACTGCCCTTTTTGTGGAAAGAAGTATGACGCAGATGATACAACGGAGGCTTAAAAATGAAACAGACTTATTTAAGCGGGGCAATAAGCAATAATCCAAACTACAAACAAGATTTTGAAGCAGCTTATAACAAACCTCAAAAAGCGAGCTATTCAAAAGCTGATGGATTGATAAGGAAGCAAAGTAAATTATACATACCCACAATTTACTTTGCGACTTAAAAGTAGAATATAGACTTTTTAAGAGGTGAAATAATGACCATCGAAGAAATGAAAGCAAAAGGGTTTAAGCGGTATTCGGCATATATCAAAAAACAGATATTTACAGAGGAAATTGAGGTATGGGCAAGGAACATTGAAGATGCCTACAAAATATTTGAATGTTCCGCTGATGAAGTCTTTGATTCTTGTTTTGCAGACCGTGAATATACGGAAGTTCAAGGGCTGAGTGAATGTAAAGGAGATCTTCCAATAAAAGCTGATGGACAAGGGGCATTTACTAGTTGTAATGAAGATTTTTACAAAAGCGAGGAGTAATAATAATGAGAGTGGTTGTAAGTTTTATAGTGAATTGTCTTGTGTTTGTTTTAATCGTTTGTGTACTTAATTTTCACTTTTTTGAAAAAAGACGATATCGAGCATTAAAAAAATTGAATGCACAACTGGATGTTCTTTTGAAGACCGCTGAACTTAAAAACAAGGGAATACCAATCCCTGAACATATACAGCGTTACATTGAAGAGCTGTATAAAACGACAGAGGAGGAATAAATTATGACATTTAACAAATCAAAGGTATACACCGCACTTAATGCGGATGAATTGAAGGCGGGGTACAAGGTCTATGTTTCAGATAATATGTATTATTTAAGAGAATGTGTCGAGGAAGGTTTAGAACCCTGTATTTTAACTAGAGTTTTATCAGAAAAAGAACCTAAGAGATTTTGTATCGATGATAAGAGTAATGAAAAATGGCAACTCGCCTATCTTATCGAACCACCCGCAGGATCGAAATACAAACCGTTTGAAAGTGTTGATAAGGCGATGGAAGCGATATTGAAACACGGCGGATGGATAAAATCAAAAGATGGAAAAAAAGTTTTTTTTATCACCGGTTTTAACAAGAAGGAAAATGTTTTTTGCTTTGTGTTTGAATATTGGCATTCGCTTAATTTTCTTTTTGCAAAATTCGTATGGGCCGATGATGACAGTCCCTGCGGGGAATTGGTGGAGTCGTAATGACCTATCTAAAGTCAAAGGAGCAATAAACACATGAATTCAAAACAATCCAAAAAATTACGCAAGCAATATAAAAAAGCTTTAAATGCAAAAGCTCAATCAACACTAAAAAAAACTATTTTTAATCTCGCACGCAAAAGAGATTTAATCGGAATAATCGCAATCATTGAAGCGGTTATTATTGCAATTTTACTATTAAAAATATTTACTTTTTAAAAAAAAGGAGAAAAAAAACAATGAAGTTTGATAATAAAAAAATATACACATCGGCAAATGCAGACAAGCTGAAAGTAGGAAGTACTATTTTTGTCGCTAATACATTAAGATGTTTAAAAGACTGTGTTGAGAAAAATATTTATGAAACAGAAACCTTAGAAAAAATTCTTACTGAAGATTGTTTAAAGCGATTTGTTTGTAAAAATAAAGGTTCTAAATCTTGGGCTTTAGCTTATCTTATCAAATCTCCAAACGATGATTTTGATAGAGAAAAATTTTTAAATTATTTATGTCAAGATGTTTGTGATGATACATTATTAGATTTTTATGAAACTTGCGAGAAATTCAAGCTGGATCCACCAAGTGTTTTTCTAAATATAATAAAAAACTGGATTTTAGAATATCAACAATTGAAAATTAATAATGAAGCTTCTTGCAATAATTATTTAAGCTAAGCAAAAGAAAACAACAACAGTTTAAAACTAAAAGGACAACACAAATGAATTATAATAAATACAAAAACCGTTTAATCGAATATTTGCGCTTAAAAGGTATTAAAGCAGAACGGGGGCTTATCCGTTGTTTTAATCCCAACCATGAAGATAAAAATCCGTCTTGCGAATTATTTGACGATAAATTCATTTGTTATTCAGGGAATTGCGGCATTCACGGCGATATTTATGATGCCGTAGAAATTTTGGAAGGCATCAAAGATAAGTCCGAACAATTCAAAGCTGTAGAAAAGACCTTCGGCGATGACTATGTTCCGCCTCCCGAAATAAAAACCGAAAAGCAAACATTCACCCCCGATGCAAAAGCATGTGAAGAATTTGAAAAATATTTATCAAAAAACAAAGCTTCAAAAAAAGCAATAATAAATTTCTTAAATACAAGAGCTGCTTCAAGCGGTGGAGCAGGCACTCAAAAAAATACATCTTACCCTTCAGGCATAACAGACAATTTGGTAAAGCATTTTTTTTACTGGCCCGGCTTCGACCTCGCACGGGGCGGACTGGATAAGAGCGTGCTGCAGGGCGTCGGCGTTCCGCTTGCGCACCCTAAAACGGGTTACTCAAGCTGGGAGCACTCCGGTGTAGTCATTAAACTAGGCACCGGCTATAAACTGCATTATTACCAAGACGGCGTTTGCGAAAAACGAGGCACAAAATCATGTTCGACCTTTCCAATGCCAGGAACGATAGACACTTCAAAGCCTATCATTCTTGTAGAAGGCGAACTTGACGCAATCGCATGTTCGGCATCAGGAATTAAGAATGTCTTTTCTACAGGCGGAACAAAAGGCTTAACCGCTCCAAAAATAAAAAAGCACCTTTTAAATGTTCCTGAAATTATCATTTTTTTTGATAACGATGCTTCCGGTAAAAAAACAGCCGGGCTTATTCCTTTTGACGAAAACGATAAAAGAACCTCAAATCTGCCCGAAACCCTTTTAAAAGCCGGCTTCAATGGAAAAATAAAAATTGCTTCCTTTCCCGATGCCTTTCCACACAAGGATCAGGATGCCGCAATAATAGCAGACAAATTGGACGCAGTAAAAAAAGCCATTGAAGAAGCAAAAGAATACACTCCTCCGCAAAAAAAGCCTAAAACGGATGTACCTTTTTGGGAAGCATACGAAACGGTAAGCATTAAACGCATTAAGACCATTTTAAAAAAAATACAATACAACGACCTAGACGATAAAGATGTTCAACCCTTTGTATCTGCTTGTGTAAAGGCTTGCGGACACTCTCAAATAAAACAAGAACTTGCCAAGTGGGGGGCTTCAAATGAAGAGATTGAAAAAAATACCGACTATAGCCCTTACTTTTTAATCGAAGCTTGCGAAAAATATGGAGCTTCAAAATATTTATTAAAAGAAATAGAAAAAGCTCTAGTTCCTGAAAGCGAAATCTTAAAAAAAATAAAAGAGCAAAAAACAATAGTCGCTATTGACTATAAGTCTATGGAACTCAATGCAAATGCAATGCAATTTTTAACAACAAAAGGTGTGCGTTCGGCCGCTCAACTCATAGCCGATGTCTTAAAAGGTAAATTGATTTATGTTGAATCCGAAAAAAAACATTATTTTTTTGATGGGCATGTTTGGACAAGAGAACCCGATGTTGCAGGTATCTCGTACACAATTCTATCAAACATCCTGCGTTATTTTTTGCAAAGGCGAATAGGAAATAAGGCGCAAGTTTATGAACTTTTACAAAAAATAGAAGCCCGCCGTTTCCGTGTTGAATTAGTGCAAGATTTATCGGGATTAAAACCTGAAGTATTCCGTGAATCAGTTTTGTTTGACGGCCCCACGGTAAAAGAATCACTTACGCTTCTCGACGGTGTTATGGATTTTTCGGGAAACAAAATCACATTCCGTAAATCCGAACCTGAAGAATACCGAAGGGAAGTTTTGCCTTATAAAACTGAAAGTGTAGAAAAAGCTTTAAAACCCGATAAGTTTTTAAGTTTTATGAAATCCAATTTTAAAAACGAAGAAACACTTCAAACCTTACTCTACTATTTATCGCTTATACCTTCACGGAACACTCAATATAAATATGGAGGAATATTTATCGGCAAAACTCACACCGGCAAAACCACAACAATAGAATTATTAAAAGATATTTATACCAACATGATGGAACGGCTTCCTTCCGATGTTCTTGTTTCGCAAAATAAAAGGCGTTTATCGGGAAACGAAGCAACGCCTTATATTGCCCGCCTTGAAGGAAAGGGAGCGGCAATAGCTCAAGAAACAGAGCGCAACGGATATTTAAATAATGCCCTATGGAAAGAATTAACAGGCGGCGATACTTTAACTGCACGAGGTCTCTACAAAGAACCTCACGACTTTATTCCTACTTCACAAATAATAATGTGTACCAATCACAGCCCCCGCTTTGATGCACACGACGAGGCAACTATAGACCGAATGATAGTTATTCCTTTTTCTATTCAACATAAAAAAGGCGAAAAAGGAACAAAGTCATTATCAACTATTTTAAAATCAATAAAAGAAGAATACCCCGCAATAGTAAAATACTTTGCAGAAACATATATTGATTTAAAATACGAGCACGAAGGGGCAATTCCATTATCGGAAGAATGTAAGAACTATAAACAAAATTATGTAAAAGAGCAAGAAACTGATCTTGATAAATTCGTAACCGATAACCTTGAATTCGACATGTCCGGAAATGTTTTTGAAAAAGTTCAAGCTGTATATGAACGCTATCTTGATTATTACAATTTTTCAGCAGACGACAAAGAAGCTTTAACCCGCAATAAATTTGTACGCTTTCTTAAACATGATTACTTAGAAATAAACTATAAACAGAAAAAAATAGACGGCAATCCTGAACTATGTTTTTTCAATGTTCGTTTAAAACCTTATGAAGGTAAAGTACAACAACCGTCATTAACCGAAAAAGAAAACAAAAATGACCATTCAAACATAATACCTGAAGACGACTTTAAAAATGGCTATATAGAACCGCCGGATGAAAATCCTTTTGATTATGAAGATAATTAAGGAGTATTAAATGTTTGTTTCACCAATCAATATTTTAAACAATGAAAAAATTACTCTTACAAAAGTAGACACTATAAGCGAAAATCATAAAGGTAATTTTATCGAAATAAACATATTCCGCTTGGATAATCGATTTTCTTTTGAATATAAAATGAAAATAGAAAAAATAATAAAACAAAAAACGCCGCATGAAAAAGATTTTGTTTTTCTATCAAAACATGAAGCTTTAAAGGCGGCCAAAAAGGAAGTAAAAGAAAACTGTAAACAATCTCGAAAAGCTAAGCATCTTATTGAAGATTTTACGGTTATAAATTATAATCAATTAGAATTATTTTAAAAGGAGAAAAAAATGTCTCAAACTGCAAAAATGGTAATTCACGATCCTGAAAGTTTTCATCTTTTAACGATAGATGCAAAAAAAACAATTATAAAGGCTGCGACAAACACCGTAAATGTTCAGGCTGCCTTAGCAAGAAAAAACACTGTTAATGCCATGAAAAATAAATTCACACTCCGAAACAACTTTACAACAAAACAAGTTCAATTTGACAAAATGCCGGAGGGCTTATATAGTCTAAATTCCATTCATTCTACAGTCGGTATAAATCAAAAAGCTTCGTATATGGAGCGTCAAGAAAAAGGCGGTATTCACAAGCCAGCAACGGGTTCAACTCTTGCAATCCCAACCGACACGGCTCGCAGCGGAAATAGAGCGAAGCCTGTTTCAAAAATGTATAGAGTAAACAGGCTTCGTTCACAAAAAGTTAAAGGCCCTTTTAAAAAAAATATCCGCTCCAAAAAAGCCCGGCAAGTTGCCCGTGCTTATGTTGCTTTTAAAACCGGTAAACTAATTTCTTTCGGTAAAAACCTTCATAAGGTTACAAGATTCCATTCCTCAAAAGGGCAGGTGTCTTTTAAATTAAAACAGGTATATAGTTTTTCAAAATCACAAACACGCACACCTCCTACACCTTTTTTTCAAAACGCTTGCGAAAAACCCGCAAGCGACGGCCAAAAGATTTTTAATTCTCAAATGGATAAATTACAAAAATAAATTCTATTCAATCTTAGGATACCGTTTTTTTATTTCTTCTATCTTTTCAAGCCAAATGTTTTTTTCAATATCTCCCCTCATAACCTGCATACCTAAAGGATCGGCTTCTCGTCTGTAATCGGCTTCTCGCAATTTATCAATATATAAATTATACTCTTCTTTTGTAATTAAACCATCATCGTAAAGTTCTTTTTTTGTTTTTTTAACAACATAATCACCTTCAATTTTTTCATCGTCTTTAAGAGCTTTTAATCCTGCCTTAACCTTCTCAGCTTCGGTCAAATCTTCAAAGTCTGTACCTGCTTCATTGAGCTTCTTACCTTCGGGCGGTTGGATTAAGTCTTCTTCTACAAGTTTTTTTAAACTTTTCTTTTTTCCGGTTATTACATCTTCATAAAAACGAAAATCATCACCAACACTCGCTTGAATATTGGTGCCGTAGATATAAGTTACGCCTTCTTTTTCTTTCTTAGGCTTTTCACCGATGATGTGATTTATGATGATATTATTTTCAATTTCTATTCTTTCTACATATTCCATATTTAATTTCTCCTATTCATTTTTTACTAATATCCAATAAATAAAGGTTAAGTCGCGAGGTCTGTTTTCTTGATCTCCTGTTTCCCAAGTAGTCATATTATCAGAATTACCCCCGCTGTTATATCTAGAATTCCAATACATACCCCCGTCATAGATTGCGTGATCTTCCCAGCCATCAGGAGCTCCATCATTATAAACTTTCACGTTATGTTTATGTTTTTTTAAACTGTCAGGCTGCTCATCATCTTGGAAAATATAAATCCCATTTTTGATTTGTTCTTTTGTCAATTTTTTAGAACTAAAGGGATTTGCATTGTCTCCCTTTGCTCTAAAGAAGTTACCCCTATAGTTGACCTCATACCAACTATAGCCGGCATAATGCATTGTTACATCTTCAAGCGGGCTGGGCATTCCCGGCATTTGGATGTGTCCCTTTTGGTAGTGTTCTATAAACTTTTGATCGACATAGCTTTTAGCAGAATTTAACGTATCAGCATCACCCTGAGTCCTTGCCTGCGCTTCATTTGCAACCTTACCATTCGTATATTCTTGCGTTATTTTTTTAAGAGCTTTCAGAACATCCGAATTTTCTACATCATCAGGAACCCCCGATACACCGGACATATCGCCGAACGCCTCTTTGATAATAGCTTGCCTTGTCCCGTTAATATCATTCATCCATTTCGCCAAAAGAGGAGTTCCGTCCGTGTTCTCTTCTCCCGAAGCATCTACCGCCTTACCGGCGGGGTATTTCGGATCGGTTGTATTCACATAATCCGAATATGTTACATCCAATTTAATCATAATACCTCCATTTATCCTTATTTTAATCTATCCATTCTATAAATAAAACCGCAACCGAATGTACAGGTTTTATTTTTAAAATTAAATACTCTATATAATTTCTAAACTCTTTTTTTATTTCTAATTTTTCAATATATAAAATTTTACCTTCTAAATTTCTAACAATTTTTTTACAAACAAAAAAACAATAAACCCAAAATCTCGGATCGTTTTTAATCGAATAAACTTCCGAAACATCATTTCTTAAAACCGAGGGTACAAAATTATCATCTCCTATTCTATACCCACACACCGCTTTTTTATTTTTGCAGCACATTATTTTGTTTCTACAAACTGCAACATGTGTAACACTTCTTTGTCTGGGATTGCTTATCGGCAAGTTTTCCGCAACCAAAATTCTTTCATCTATATTTTTTAATATGTTTTGCAAAAAACACAAAGACTGTCCACCCTTATTCATTTTCCAAAGAGCAACCAAAATACCTCTTTGTTTTTCCAATTCTTTACTTGAAAAAACAACAGCAAAAACTTTTTCCCAACCATCAATAGCACGGCTTGTTTCGGGAAACAAATCAAAATAAACTTTCTCCATTTCAAGCCGAATATCTTCAGGCAAAACAGCAATAGCCTTAATCAACTTTTTTTTACTTGTATCTTTTACAAGTTCAAAAGCTCTTGATCGAGGAAACAATAATTTTATAGCATTAAAAAAAACATCTACCATCTATTTTTTTTCCTTAATAAGAAACCCCGTTGATTGAAAAAGCTCCCAACTTTGCCAGCTTACCATCATCTAAAACATAAGAACTAAAAACAACATTTTCTTTTTTTAAAACAACCTCTTCAAAAACAGCCTTAGCAGTAACGGATATTTGATTTATTACGGTTATAACATGATTTCTTGAAATAACATTTGTACGGTTGTTGTCATCGGATAATCCTCTAATGTACAAATCCCTATCCAAAAAATAATTTTTAAGGGCGGGCTTAATCAATTCCGCAAAATCGGCAGGAGCAATTCCTGTAACACCGGTAACGGCAACCTCTATTTCAACAACCGAGACAGGTTTAATGTTTTCATACGAGCCGTCGTTTTTGGGATCAAGCATCGCCGTCAAGGGTTTGCGGATTGCCTTGCCGGTTTCAGGATCGTAAGTGCAAACTTCTCCCACCTTTTTAAGCAATCCCTTATCAGGAATTCTATCATTAAAAACCGAAGGTATTCCCGAAACATAAAGAAGCACTCCGCCCGGCTGCTCTTTATCGTTGTATGGGTAAACTCTTAACACTCCCGGAACATCGGCGGCCCAAATTCTATAGTCAGCCAATGCACCGCCTTGAGGCTGCAAACGAAATCTGTTTATCAACCTTTCCCTATAATTTGCTTCCAATTCCTCATCAAGCCCCATTCTTTCAACTTCCAAAACAACCGCTTCCGATTTTACAAACCCGTAAGGATTTACAAAATTAAGTACATCGTTTACTTCCAAATTCCCCGACGTACCTATTTCTGTACAAAAAACCTTAACCCTTTCCTTATTCAAAAGTAAAGTTTTTGTTTCACTTGTAACATAAAGTTTTCCGGTTACACTACTTTTTAATTGAGTGCCGGAATATAAAACACTTCCCGTTTTTAAAACATCAACTTCTATAATGCCTTGCCATTGAACACCGGCTAAAGGTTCACCTATTCCGAATAAAGCACCCAACTTAACCAGCGGCCTGATTCTTTGTCCCAAAATAGTAACTTCCTGCCAATCGGCCGTCTCAGGAAAAAGCTGTAAAAAATACCATCCTATTTGCTTGTATAAAATAATAAAAACCCCGGCAAGGACACGGCAAAAAACTCTGATAAACGACTTAGGCAATAAGCGTAATTTTTTATTAAATTCATGTTCAAAAGAATTTATTAAAAGAGCTTCAACTTCTTTTATACTTTTATTTTTATAAGCCATTTAAGCCTCCCTGCCATAATAAAGCAAATTCTTCACCATACAAAGTCTTACCTTCTTTTTTTATTTCGATACTCAACAAAAAATTATTCCGTTCTTTAATCCGCCCCGATGCTTTTATTTCATCGGCTATCTTTTTTTCAACAAACCAATTTAAATCAAGACTCGCAGCCCTTTCAGCCTCTCTCATACTTTTAACCGATAAAGGCATTCCTAAAACAACCGCTTGAAATCTCGAAACAATTTTTTCATCTTCGCTTAAATCCTCCAAAACATTTCCCCACCAAGTCCTAGAGTTTTTAACCTTTCCGTCATCAGCCTTATTTCCGCCGAAAAGAGAAAGATAAACGGCCGTTGAAAAATCCTTACAAGGTTTTATCAGACCGTCTTCAACGACAATATCGCCCCCGTCCGGTGTTTCAATTAAAAGCACATCACCCTCAAAATCACTCATTAACCGCCTCCGTGCTTAACCTTTTTATTTTCTATATTTGAAAAATCCCCCGCCTGCATCGCTCCGACAGCACCAATTAACGCCGCTTGAAAAACACTGGGGGCTCCGTTTCCCGGCTCCGTAACAGGAGCTTTTAAAGTTCCTAAAATCCCGTTTAATATTGCCGTATTTTTTTGAAGCTGCATTTTAAGCTCTTCAATCTTAATAAGCCCGCCAAAATCTGAACCGTTTAATTCAATATTCCCTTCCGTCTTTATTTTATAATAGCCTTTTAATTCAATTTCAATATTTCCTGAATTAAGCATCTTGATAGTTGCAACAACTTTCCCGTCTTTATCTCTGGAAAATAAAATCTTCTCCCCGGGCTTTGCCCCCTGCGATTCATTTAAACTTCCAACGGCCGCTTTTTCTCCCGTATTCCCTGCCTTAATTAAAATAAGCCTGTCATTATCACAAGGAACGGAATCATCGCCGGCACTTGCATACAATAAAGCCTCCTCATCAAACCCTTTCCTTGTTTCGGCCGTAACAACATTAAATTTATCTTCTTTTGCAACTTTTAAAAACCTTCCGATTATTCCCATGGAAATACCTCCGGAATCTTTCCCGAATAAGAACCGGGCAATACAAGCGAAAATTGAGTAGTCTTACTTTCTGCCGTTCTAATAATCTTAATATTGCGTGCTATAAAATTAGTTTCACGCCTAATCATCGCTTTAGGAGCTTTTACGCAAACGCAAAGCCCCTTTTTACATAACTGATTATCAATCAAAACATGCCCCTCACAATTTAACTCGTAAGAGACACAATCGGCAAACATTCTGCCGGCCTGCGAATTAACAGCCTTTTCTAAATCGTTTTGAGTTTTAGCATCATCAATCATAATGGATTTATAACGCTGCACGCCTTTATTTATCAAATAATTATTTTTAAAAGTATAAGATAAACCTTCATTTTTAGAGTCGGTTTTTGTAAAGCCAGTAACATGGCTATAAAAATTTTGAGCATTAAATTTAGGTATTACCGACAACAAGGGCGGATCCCCTTCAACAAAAGAAACTTCGGCTTTTTTTTCTTTTGGTCTAAAAATAACAAGCTGTCCTTTTTCGTTATTTGTAAAAAGTAAATCTCTTTGTTTTAAAAGATTGGTCAAGAATTGTAAAATACTTTCGGAAGACTCACAGGCAACCTTTTCAAATTCCGCCCCCGCACCACCTTTCATTTCAACCCTTATATTATACGGACTTGCCAATTCTTCAGCTATCTGCTTAACATTCAAACCCTTATATTGTGTAGGATATTTTGAAGGCGGAATGTTGCAATCATTTAAAACACCGCAAAGAGGATAGCCCTGCAAAGTTATTTCGGCTGTACTATCTTCCAGCTTAGGTTCAGGCGTTAAAAGTTTCCCGTTAAAAACCAACGAACCCTTATAATAAATTTCACAAGACTTATAGCTAAAAGGTTCTATAGCTTCTTTTAATTCTTTTAATTCGGAATCGTAAGGAGCCGAAAAAGAAAAGGTATCAAGAGAATCAAACGATAGATTTAATTCATAGCCTGTAAATCCTACAAACTTTTTACCGCCTATAACGATTGCAACATCTTGTTCTCCATCTGCAATCTCTATTGTAGAAACAATGCCTTTGCCCTCACTTTCCTTGAGCGGTATAATTACTACATCTCCGGGAAAGATTAAAGGAGAACCGTCAATAGTAGTTTTCCTTCCGACAAGTTGAGGATTGGCTGTAACTATGCTATGCCATTTTTGAAAAGAACCTAAATATCTGATTGAGATTGCACCGAGTGTATCACCCGACACAACCTTATGCACTTTTGACATAATAAGTAATCTCCTTTCCCATAGGCAATACAGTAATTTCATCAGCCGTTAATTTATTATCAAAAATAAGTGAATCCACATAATCAACAGAACCGTATAATTCCGCACTCAACTCTATAAGCTGCCTATCCCTATCAAGCGCAATAGTGCGTTGCATAGGCAAAGCAAAAGAAGAGTTTATAATAAGCAATATACTTTTATAAATTAAATTATACAAACCAAAATAAGAATCCGCATCTTTATCGACAAACTTATTAGTCTTCACCTTTTCATCATCAAACTTTTTTATAGTCCAAAATAAATTTTCTATCTGCCCCGCAGCATTTAAAGCCTCGCTTCTTGAAACAAGATTATTTAAATCTTTTTTATTGCTTACCGCATTTTCCGCAACTTGCAATGCAGCACCCGCCGCCAAACTGCCTACAAGAGCACCCAAAGACAGGCGGGCTGTCATTATGGAATTTACGGCCGCCGTTTTTCCAAACGGATCATTTTTAAATTGAACCATAAGTTTACGGGCTAAAGAATTATATTTTTTAATTTTTTCGGAAACACTAACCACAGCCCTCGAAGGAATATTCATTATTCCAAAAACAAAACGAGCAACATTTAACACTCCGTTTCCGCTCGATTTTTCTTTATCAAAAATTTTATTGTTTGCATTTTTAAGTTCATTTAAATTTATAAAAAAATCCGCTTTTTCTTTTTTTGAAGAAACGAGACCTTCCATTTCACTTTTTATATTTTCGGTTTGTGTATTTAAAATAGACTTTTGCATTAACTCATCATCTATATTTTTAGAGGTAACACCGGCAGCAAAATCTTCACAAGCGGCATTTGCAAAATCTTCATATTGTTTTTCAATTTCATCAGCTTCAACTTTTTGTAATTTTGGAATATTTTCATCCGTAATAACCTTAACAAAAGTAACCTCAACAATCGAATCATTGAGTCCCGAAATTAAATCGTCAATCCTTTTTATTTTTCCGTTCGGCACTACCTTATGTACTCCATATACGGGGTGTTGCAATTCTCCTATTCCCTTTTCAAAAAGCATCGCTTCAAACCTATCGGCTTTTTCGATACAGTCTGAACCGTTAAAAATACAGGTCAAAGGAAAACTCATAGCCCCTGCACCTTGGTGCTGCACCATCGCCCCGTCTTTATCGGGAAAAGTAAAAAGCCCCGTTTTTAAATCCGTTTCTTTGGAAACATTCCCGTATAAAAATGTAACGGTCTTTTCACTCGGAGATGTATACCTAGCCTCGCTTATTTTGTTTTCCCATTCCATAAAAAAAAATCCTTAATAACTTCCCGAAACGGCAAGATTAAAATTAGGAGATGCAGGGGGCTTACTAACCCTAGCACTTGTACCCGGTTCAGCCTTCACAGAAATTTCCGCATGTTGATATGTATCTTGCCTCGAATAATAAGCCGCCTGCTGTGCCGGAGATACGGGACTTACAGTCTGTGAACCTTCCGAATTTCCTGACAAAGCTTTTATAGCCGCAGCACCCCCGGCCTGTCCTAAATCTATATCTGTCTTATCTTCCGTTAATCCCATTCTAAAAGATTCCAAACCTTCTGCTGCAGGTTTAATATACTTCCCTATACCCGGAATCATTGAAAGCAATTCTAATAATTTTTGTATCGGCAAAAGTAAAGCTGAAAAAATACTTGCCCCCACTTGTTTAATAACATCCCATGCTTTAGACATCGCCGCTGTAATATCATCCCAATGTTTAACGCAAACAATAATTAACGCTATAAGTGCTCCTATTGCCGTAATAATCAAACCGATAGGATTAGCCGTTAATAAGACATTAAAAATAGCCTGCACAACATTCATCCCTTGTTGTGCAGCCATCAACGCTTGTACAGCATGCACCATACCCATAACGCTTGATACAACGACAGCGGCAATCATAGCCGCTTTATAAACTCCCCACGCAATCGCAAGCGAGATTATTACAATCCTCATTTTCCATAAAATACCTACAATTTTTCCAACAACATCAAATGCTGTTGTTAAAAAATTTATAATTGGGGTAGGATCAAAATTAGTTATTGCTTCCGTTATGTTTTCAACCGCCTTTCCGCCCTTAGCGGCAAAAGCGTCAATAAATTTAAAACCTAATTCCGTCAAGGCAGAACCTAAAACCTTGATTCTATTTGACAAAGAACCTCGCATTGCAGCAGCAACATTCGCCGCAGTTCCGCCTGCATTTTGTAACTCTTTTGAATACTTTCTTAATCCCTCCGTACCTTCGGCAAGCAAAAGAGTTACCCCGGTTACTGTTCGTTTGCCAAAAATATCGCTAAGCATAGCCTCTTTCTCGGCATTACCTAAACCTTTCATACCTTTTTCAAATTGTGCAAGAATGTCTATGATGTTTAAAAAATTACCGTTAGCATCTGTTGTTTTAATTCCTAATTTATCCAAAGCAGCCCAAGCCGTTTTGGAAGGTGAAGCTAAAGACAACATCATGTTTCTTAATTGTGTACCTGATTCCGAACCCTTAATTCCGCTTGAAGCCATAACACCGACCATAGCTGAAAAATCTTCAAGCGATTGACCGGCAGCAGTAAAAGTTGCAGCACCCATCTTTGTCGATTCAAAAAAACCGCTTATATCCGTATTAAACATGTTAGTTGTTTTAGCCATGACATCTGATAAACGGTTTAAGTTTCCTTCAAGAAGTTTTTCGTCTTCGGTCATTAAACCGAAGGCTCCAAGCGCATCGGTTGCAATATCAACCGCAGTCGTTAAATCTGCTCCGGCAGCAGTAGCAAGATTGGTAGTCCCTGCAAGCAAAGCCATGGACTGCTTGCTTGTTAAACCCGCCATCGCCATCTTATCTAAAGCTCCTGCAGTATCAACCGCATTAAATTCGGTAACAGCGGCGACTTGCCGTGAAACTTTTCCTACCTCTTTTAAATTATCTTTGTAATCAGCCGATGTGATGTCTAAATCTTTAAACTTTGCCGTAGCAGCAGTAACAGCAGCATCGTAATCAATAAATTGCTTAGTCGCAACTCCTATACCAAGACCTGCAAGAGCAACACCCGTAAGCATTGCTCCCTTTGCAAAACTTTTTAATTTAGTACCAACATTCGCAAGTTGCTGTTCCGTCTTTGTAAACTCATTTTTCAAAGTCCGTCCTACAGCCTTTCCCTTAATTCCAATCTTATCAAGAGGAGCGGTAATATTATCAATAACTTTAAAAACCGTTTCGATCGCATACTTGCTTGCCATTTACAAATCCTTTTGCATCTTGCAAATTTCTTTTATTCTTGCAGAATAAAAAAACTTAATTTCATTTACCGTTATTTTTTCAAAATCAGGCAGGGTAGAATAATCCATACAAATTTGTAAAAATTGATTAACGACACCTGCCGTGCCTAATACTTCTTTTTTCTTTCCGTCAACGGCGCAAACGGAAATTATTCGGCTAAAAAAAGCGTTGCAATTCCTTGGAAGAATTTCCAGTCTTTAATATCCAAACTTGTAAAATAACTTACTTCCTTACCTGTCATTGCAGAACAAAAAGATTGTAACTTTCTGATAGACTGCTTATCACTGCTTCCGTCCATGGCTATAAACGCTTTTCCGCAAGGTCTCTTTATAGTTATAACATCTCCGCCGTTTTTATTGCTGAATTGAGAAATCGTATATTTAATTTCTGTTCCATCAACCTCAACTCGTCCATCCATACAAGCCTTTACAAATCTTTCTTTTAATGGATTAAAACCTTCAAGCTCTTCATCGCTCATTGCCGATTCGTCATAGTCAATATCGTTTGCTTCACAATATTTTTCAAACTCCGAAATCGCTGTTTCTCTGTCAACCTTAAATTGTTTTTCCATTTTTAAACTCCTTGTTTTTCTATTTTTCCTTGTAACGAAACACTTGCCGTTCCTGCCTTAAAAGAAATTTCTATATCGTCAACAATCTGCACCAAACCGGCAAAGACCGCCCCGTCATTTGCCGTTCCCGAATAATCAAACATCTTGCCCGAATTTTTTAAATCCTGCAAAAACTCATCATCGCCCTTGTCAAAATCTATAACCAAACTAACCCCTTCAATGGAATCGGTTTTTCTCGATTGTACGACACGGCTTGAGCCGTCTCCGTTAGGCTTTACCTCATTATTCTTTCCGCCGAACTTCCACTTAGCATCATCATCTGCATCGCAAGTGAATCGTCTGCCGTTAAGTGTATGACTTTCAAAAGGCCCTGCTATCATTAGTTACCTCCTAGATAGAAACCAAAATAAATATCGGAATCCGAAATTTCAACATTGCCGGACAACTTAACTGGAAATTTAACATTAACCCGTTTAGGATTATTGCCGTCAATTTTAACTTCCATATTCTTTTTGCTGAATTCGGGTTCTTGAATAATTGCCTGAAGAGCGAGCGAGTCAGCCAAATTCATAAACGAAGTTTTAATCGTCTTAGGCTGTACCGCCGTTTTGTTTTCGGTAATAGTAGCATCGCTTACCAAGGGTGCACCCTTCAAGCTGTCTGCTTCCATTATCAACCTGACATTAAAAACAACATTTTGCAGTTTAACCAGATCGACAACATACCTCTTACTTGGGAATTGTCCTTCATTTTCAGGATGATAAAAAGTAATAATGTCATTTAATTCTGCAACATTCCCGTTTTTAATATTTGTGGAAGAGCCCTTATTTACCGATGCCGTTCTTTGAACATAATTTTCTTGCTCATCATCGGCCCCGCAATGCAAACCCGTCAACAAACCCTTGTAACCCTGTGCCGGATTGGAATTCGCAGTTGTAACAACATCGTTGATAAGACCACGGGCCGCAACAACAAAAGGCAGCTCCCTGCTTTTTACAGACACAATCAAAAAGTTAATTGCATCCGTTTTTCTTACGTCGGTAACGGCCGTTCTATCGGCCAAAACCTCGGTACAGCCATGGCAAACAAGCACGGGCTTCTTTTCCAAAGCCGACCATCTTGCTTCTCCGAATTCCTGATAAGCATCCAGCCTTGCCGGTTTTTTATAATCAAAACAGCTTAAAATAAATGTTTCCCAAACTACGCCTATTTTATTCAAAGCCTGCCCGACATCAGGATCAACCGTTCCGCCCGCAAACTTCTTAACGCTAAAAGTAACACCGGGCACATCGGCATCAAGCTCAAGCGTTATCAAATTGGAGCTTTCTCCCGACCATTTAGAAACAAGCGGTAATTTAGATTCCGTTATATCCTCGGTCTTTGCAGGGCAATTTAAGCGGCCGTCAATCGCCGCCTTAATCGATTGTAAAATTACATTTATCTTGTCTCCCTTTTTAACTGAAAACTCGCAAGACACACCTCCTATATAAACAGTACCGGCACCGTTTTCCTTTGCCCCCTGTCCCGATTGTTCTTCCGTTATTTCGATAGAACCCTTAGCAGGCAAAGCCTGATCCGCTTTTTTTAAAGGATAAATCGTAACAGGAAAATCAGCCGATTTTCCGTTTTGCGGAAAAAACTGTAATGCCGCAAGGTGAAGAGGGCTGCCGTAACCGTACCTCGCTCCTACCTCATTAGCGTTCCCTTCAATCTCAAACTTATCCAAAGCGAACACGGCATCATCACTTCCTTGTCCGATTATCGCAACTCTTTGCGGTAACATAAACGCCTTTCCTGAATTAAAATTTTTATACTCGACATTAACGCCACATACACGGCTTACAGCCGCCGCCGAAACTCCCATAAATACCCCCTATCTAATTACGAATTAAATTAAAACCTCTCCGGTTTTTGATAACAAATTAAAATCGATTCCTTCAAACTCGACACCCTCACCTTGAGGAGAATCTTCGTAAAAAGAAACCGAAAAATCCAGCCTTGCGATTGTTACCGCAACGGCGCTATTTTCTACATCGTTAGGACTTCCGGTCTTTATTCCCGATAAATCCCTTTCAAGCACAATACCCCGCATTCCCAAATAAGCGTAAAACCCGCTCATTAAAATATTCCTGACTATGCGGGCTAAAGTCCACGCCCTAATCGTACTAAGTTCGTCATCCCTTCCGTCTTGCTCATAATTACCGCAAGCGTAACAATCGACCGAAAATGAAGCCGTATATTTTTTTCTACCTATTGCGCTTCCGGCCTTGCCTTCCGTTCTCTTTGTTTCAACCAAACAAACATTAACCAACGGGAAAGGATTTTTATCGCTTTCAATTTCCGTAAATTCCCATGGTCTGTCATTTTCTAAAAAGACCTTAGCATCAAAATCCTTAGCATTTTTCAAATCGTCCTTAACGGCAAGTTCATATTGATTTTTTAATTCGGTTTTTAAAATAAAAGCAATCCTATCCCTAATCTTTTCAACATTATCTTGTCCGTTTAAAAGTTTTTGTATTTGCGCTTCCATATTAACCCTCGTTTAAACTTACCGATAAAATCAATCTTCCGATTCCGATAGTTCTATCAGGCTCATAGCGGGCAACATACAAATCGTATTCTGCCCCGCTTAAATCCTTTAATCTTACACGCCATCCTCTTTGCGGAATACTTTTAGTCTTCAACGCAAGAGATGACATCCTGTAAGAAACCGTAATTGTCCGCCCCTGTACAGGAACTCCGTCCATGCTAAGAAGATAGCCTATATCTCCGACCTGTCCTGTAAGCTCAAACTCGTTTTTGTTTTTGTCAATCAACAAAAAACGGGAACCTGTAAGACTAGCATCTTCTAAAGTAAGAGACAAATCTTGTTCCGCAAGCTCCCGTAAATTCATTTTTTTTTATTCCTATTTTTGCAACTCGTTTAAGGCTGCAACTATTTCGGCCTTAGTCTTTCCTTCAACTTTCACCCCGAAAATAACGGCAAAGTTCTTGAGCTGATCTTCAGGTGTAACCTCAACATTTTGCAATAATTCTGCAACAGCTTTTTTTATAAGCGGCAAAATCTCTTCTTTCTTTTTGCCCTCGGTCTCAAGATTCAACTTTGCAGCCAAATCTTCAAGCTCTTTTTTGTTTAGCTTTTCAAGCGGCTTTTTACCGGAAGACTTATCATCTTCTTTTTTTTCGTCCGCAAGCTCTGAACTTTCGACAATTTTTTTATCGGCTATAGCCGCCTTAAAAATATCTTCATTACCGCCGAAATTTTCAGCCGTAATTTCATCGCCTTCGTTTAAAATAATTCCGCCGGAAGTAAACGCAAACCCTTCGGCAACAACATATTTTTTGCTCATATTTTCACCTCGCTTTATTTAACTTTTAAGCAGCCGTATCTGTCGATTGAAAATGGCCAGCAAAGAGGGCGGCTTTTAATTTCACCGACATAAGCTTCATTTTTCTTTTCAAACCAAACTCTAGGTCTAAAATCGTACTCATTATCAATCTGAATCTTTCCGGCAAATAATTCGGGAAACATTGCATCAGGATCAACAGACGGAATACCGCCGAACATTTTTCTAAAATCCAAATCTTCCGTATCGGGCAAGAAGATAACCTTATCGTCATCGACAAACTTAACCTTATCTTTTGAACCGAACTTGTTATACCCTGCGTTATAAAGCCATAAATCAAAACGGTAAGAGCCGATGTCGATCCAACCCATATACTTACCGCCCTTGTTTACGAGCGATGGGTTAAGCGTTCCAAGTCTCAATCCGTCTTGTTTCAAATCATCTTTAATATCATTGTCTGAAATAAAAGCCTCCCAAGCTTCTTTTCCGAAAATCAAATTGGTAACATCACAAAGTCCGTCATTCCTTATTACATCGGCAAGAGCTGTAATATCTTTTTTAATTGTAGCTCCCGAAGCACCCCAAGCAATGGCAGCAGTAGGGAAGTGTGAAGGATTCGGCTTTAAATCCAAATCATAAACCGCATTACCTTTTTCGTCGGTAAGGGTTATCTTTCCTGTTTGCAAAACTTGTGCCGCTTGAAGCTCTATGGAATAACGCAGCATAGTAGTCATTTTTGAAAAAGCATTTACTAAAATCTTAGCAATCTTGCCTAACCAGTTTACTTTTTCGGCATAAGAATTTTCACCGGGCTGTCGTTTCATCAGTTGTGCAATCCCTGCAACACTTGCTAAAGCATAAACAGGGAAGGGCACTTTTTTATTGCCGAATTTATCTTCAACAATATAAACGGCTCCGGTATTCAAATCTCTAACAACGGGCGCTACCTCTTCACCCGTTCTTGTTAAATCATATTCAAACTCTTCGGCATCCGTAAACGAATCCTCTGTAGTTCTAAAAAACGAAGACAGAAAACCCATCTTGTTAATATCGGGCTTTCTGTTAAACGCTTCTACAATCTTTGTAATTAAATTAGGTAACATTTTCCTTCTCCTCAATATATTTTTTTTGCTTTATTCCGTTCGGAATAAATCGGTAACTTCAATAGGCACAATCGAACAAGCTCTTAAAGCATCCAATTGCTCAACCGTTGCAGGTGTTCCGTTTACCAAGCACTTATCCGCTCTTACTTTTCCCGAAATAAGAGCCCTAAAAGCAACATCGCTTGCCGAACCGCTTTCATTCGTTACATCCACAGGTACAAGCCCTTCAACCTTTTCGGCACCGGCATTTGTTAAAACGGCAAAATCTTTTCCATCTCTTTTTAAAAAAGTTCCGGCTTTAACTGTCGTTCCTGCAGCAACATTTTTTAAAAGTCCCGCTTCGTACACATTATCGCCCAAAGCAAAAAGCCCGTTGTCAACAACGGAAGTTTCAACCTTTTTCATTTATTCCCCCTTACCAAAAAAACCTTTGTCAAATTCAGCAATCAAAGCGGCCTCGTCTGCATCCTTGTTTCCGCTTTCCGTTTGGGTAGCAGGCGGATCATCATCAGCCCTGTTTTGAATTTTCGATTGCTTCATTGCATAGTCCATATAAGCCCCTTGCACATCTGCATCGGCCGTGCTCTTGCCTTCCGCAATAAACTTAGCGGCAAGTTCATAGCCCCCGCATTTTTCGGCAAGGCGTAAATGTGCACTTACACGCTCCCTTTCTTTCTCGATTGCAGACTTTTCACCCAATGCAAAAATCTCATTGTAACAAGCTGCATCCTTAACCTTCAACTCTTCGCCCTTCATAGAACCTCCATTAGTATTTTGATTTTTATTTTCATTTATAGAATTTTCAAGGTTTGTATTTTCAATCTTTAACAAGGCGGCCGCCTTATCAATCGGTTTTTCTTCCGTATCTTCATAAGCCTTTTTTAAACTCTCATAACAATTTTTAATTTTTAACTTGGCATTCACAACAAGCGAATCCCTGCTTTCAATTCCGTCCGTTTCTGCCTCACTTGAATCCTCTTGTTTCGTTATTTCTTCAAATTCGTTTGCAAACCCGTTGTCGCTGATTTCTTTTCCTACAAAAAAAGTTTCGGCATCCATAAGGGAAGCGACTTCGGTTTTTTCTTTTTTAGAAACAAACGAATAAACCCCGCATAAAACTCCGGCTAACTGTTTTAAATAACTTCCCGTCTTTTCAAAATCCCGATAATCCCCGAAAGAAAATGTCCAAGGATTATGAATCATAAAAATAGAATTTTCCGAAACCCTAACAACCGAATCGGCTTTAACCGTTCTTGCTGCAAGGGCTATATAGGTCGCCATACTTGCCGCCAATCCGTTCACTGTAACAATTACATTATGAGTTTTTGCCGTTTCTCTGATTGTATTAAAAATGGCAATCCCCTCGTAAACATCTCCGCCCGGACTGTTTATCGTAAGCTCCAAATCTTCGCCCTCTTTAAGCGATGCCAAACTTTCCCGTATTTCTTTTTCACTTATACCGTCCCAACCACCGATATAATTATCAATCGCAAGCTTCATTTAAGACCTCTTATTTTTTAAAGGATAAAAAACCATTAAAGAATCAATAGTTCCGTATTTTACAATAAAAGAATTTTCAAACGGATCCCAATCGGGCAATTTAAAATGCGTATCTTTCCCACGCTTCCAACACTCCACAATCAATTCTCCGTCTTTCGGTTTATAATCGGCCGCCTCTTCTTTTATACCGCAATTCCACCCCGATAAATATTCCAAATACAAAGCCGGCTCTTTAACTTGAAAATTATCAAGTGATGATAAATTCTTTTCATCCACTTTTAAATATTTTTTATCAATACCGGCTTGCAGAGCAGACATAACATCTATTCCGCTTTTTACCTTTTCCTCTGCTAACTTTATAATACAAAGAGCCTCAGCCCCCAAATTTCCCGCCGCCAAAAGAAAAGATTGAATATTATCACGCATAAAAAAAGCCTCCTGTATACATTTATACAGGAGGCTAAACCAAAAAGCTATTAACTTTTTGAAAAAAAATAAAAATAATTTTTATGTAAGCAACACCTTTTCTACATATTGCGGATCAGCTTTAACAATTTTAAGAAGCGATAAAGCCGCCCCGTCAGGCTTACGCCGTCCTTGCTCCCAGTTCCGCAAAGTACCAATACTGATATTAAGCATAGCAGCAAACTCTTCTTGCGTTTTATTTGTTTTATTACGTATTTTTGCAATATCTAAAGACTCCATTTCAAAAACTCTGGAAGGTTTCATTTCTCCTTTTTCAATTAAGACCGCCTCTTTTACACTTTGCATAAACTCGTCAAACATCTCATCACTCATTTTTTTTCTTCTAAACATACAACCCCCTTATAAACTTTTAATAAAACTTTCTAATATATTTATTTGCTTTTTTGTAAGATTTTCTGCATCGCTTTTTGAATAAGCAAATAACAAATATATTTTTGTTTCAGTTTTTATAAAATAAATAATCCTTATACCGCCGCTTTTCCCTGTATTCTTTTTGCCCCATCTTATTTTTCGTATTCCACCACCGCCTTTAATCAACTTACCTTTTAAGGGATTACATACTAAATACTCTTTAAATTGTTTATATGTATCTTCGTCCAATAGACGGTTTATCTGTTTTGTAAAAACAGATGTTTCTATAATCTTTATCATCTGTAATTATAATACGCCATTGACTCACTTTTGTCAACCCCTTTTTATAAAAAAAATGCGTAATCGGCAAACCCCCAATTACGCATTACCCATTAACAATTATCCATTTTTCTTAGCCCTTTTCCCCGGCTTAGGTCTTTTTAAAAACCGCTCGTAGTCTTCTTCGGTCCATATATAAATTTTAGCAAAACTCGTACCAACAAAAGACACGCCGTTGTTAAATGCCCACTTTCTTGCAGCAATGGTACTACACCCGGCCTTTGCGGCAACTTCATTTGTAGTCATTTTTACCCCCATATCAGCCTAAAAATCTGATAACCAAAATTGATAACCCCCAGTACCAATATCGCAATGTACAAATAAGCTTTAAAACCTTTTAATCTAATTTCCATTTGACAAATCTCCTTAAAATTGTTATAATAAGGGTTGGAAGGCTTTACCCTTCCAACCCCGCCCGATTATTTTTTAATCAGGCTTAGAATAAATCCGGTAATCGTTGCTATGTCGGCTAAAACACTCAACACTTGCCGGATCCGACCGCCGCATTTAGCCCTTCGCTTATGCGGCTTTTTTTTATGCTTTCGCATAATCTTTAACCCCCTCTCTTTAAGATATTTATATTATATCGTAAGCGATATATTTTGTCAACCCCTTTTTATAAAAAAAATCATTTTTTTTCACTTTTTTTCAAAAAAAAAATGCGTAATCGAACAAATTCCGATTACGCATAGTCTTTTAAAAAAGTAAAAATTACTCTCTTTTTACCTCAATCCGCCAATAAGCCCCTATCAGCAATGCCCCTGCAAGGGCTAAGATAATCGTACCCTTAAACTGCACCAAACCTGCAACAGTCAAAAGCACAACTCCCGCCCAAGCACATACAAGAGAAGCAATCCAAAGTTTCTTACTATCTTTATTCTTGACAATAGAAAATGTTGCAAGTCCCGCACCGCCAAGCATAAGGGCAACTCCTAAAATATCAATACTCCATTTAAAAGCATAGCCGGAAACAAAAGCTCCGGCAGCAATTAAAAGCACCGGCAATAAAAAATTCAATCTCTTTTTCATTGCAAACCTCCTAAAATTTCTTATAATTATTCCTAAGTTCTTCCAAACTAAAAAAAATAGGAATACCCAACAATTTTGCTAAGAACAATTCCACCTTCACACCTTTTGACTTTTTATAATTTTCCAAAACCACTATATGAGAACATCCTGCCAATTCCGCAATACACGCCCTCATATAATCTTCCCACCTAGGCCGCTTTTCCTTTTTTAAAACTCTGGAAATCTCTTTAAAATAAGCATCAACCCTTATAGCCAATCTTTGAGGATTTACAATTTTAAGATAAGGCAGTTTTTCAAAACTCTTTTTTAATGCTTTTTCCATTTTATAAAAAGCCTCCGCATTATTATTTTTAATTCCCGTAATCGGCCCCGAAATATACACAATCATTTTTTCTTTAATTTTTCCGCCTCACTAAAATATTTTCCAATCGTTCACTCAGCCTCTTTAATTTCCACAAAAGGAAACACCGGCGTAATAAAAACCCTCTTATACACATTCTTTCCGTCTATTCTACAATCGCCTTTCAAATCTAATACTTCAAAAAAACTCATTTCCCCGTCTTTATTTTCTGCATAAAAAATCAAATTCGCAGTAGGACTGCCGTCTGCTCTCATATAATAAATTCTCTGTCCATTTATTTCATTAGGCGGAACATTACAAAAGTAATCAACAATAGTAACCGGAACACCCATTAACGATATTTTTGATTCTTTATTAAAAAGCTCTTGCTGTCCATTCATTTAGTTTTCTGAATTTTCTCCGCCTCACTAAAATATTTTTCGATTGCGTCTATCTCAATTTTATATTCCGCAATTTTCTCCCAATACCACAACGGCATTTTTACCGTTCCATCCTCTTCGTTAAATTCCACCGGAAGAGGATCGGGAAATTGTGGAAAAACTATATCGTAATTTTCATACACATATTCGATTCTAGTTCTTGTTACGCAAGACATCATTAATAGCATTAAACTTATCACGCCCGCTGCTATTAGACATCTTCTTTTTTTTGGTATCAGCATCTTTAAAAACCTCTCTTTTTATTTTTGCTTTTTCGGAATCATACAAAGCCTTATCCGCCGCTCTTCTTTCTGCGTCTTCGGCAATCTCTGCTTCAAGTCTTGCTCTTCCGTTTTTCCAACCGGCAATAAAAGAAAGCAAGCCTATAGCCAAAGCAATGCCGAATCCTAAAACTACAAGCACTCCCGACATTCTTACACCTCCGTTAAAAATCCGCCTATTTCGTATCCGGCTCTTACGCTGTGATTTTTTAAAACGGAATTGAACCGCTCCAAATCTTTAGATGAAAGAATAAAACATCCTGCGCTCCATGCATAATTAGTATCTTTCCCTAACTTAAAAGAATACCGATTATGAATTAACCATCGCCCATTTTGAAATCCGTCTTTTGTCGTTTGCATTGCATTATGATCAATCACACCCCCGTCAACTGTTTTTGTTTTTATGATTGCGTGAATTTCTCCGTTGAAATTTCTAGGTTCTACAAAAGTTCGTATTGTAAATTCGCCCTCGCTGACACTCGCTCCAAAAGCAACATCGCCCGCACGGAACATTTCGCCGAAGCAATAATTAGCAACCGTCTGACATTTTGCCTTAAAAATTTCTTCTCCATCTTTTAACAAAATCAAATCATCAAGACTGTTGTTTTTCCAGTTGTTTTGAAAACCATCTTCTTTTTCAGGAAATGCCTTAAAATCATAAGATTTTTTATAACGCAAAATTTTTATTCTAAACATAACAACCTCCATTTTAAATATTAACTTTTTAAGACTTGCACCGGTGCAAGTCCTAACCCAGCTTAATATCTTTTATCTTATCTAACCAAATTGAAAAATACACCGGCATAAAAATTCCGGCAATCGCAATCCCTGAATAAATTATATCGCTGATTTCAAGCGATATAAAATTAAACCCTTTGCAGATTGTTAAAATAATAATCCACAATGCCGAAAAAATTTGTGCAAACAATGAATATTGTTTTGCTCCCGTTTTTTTGTTTTCTTTTTCCATTTTAAAAACTCCTTATATAAATTTATTTTTTTAATTTTCCGATTAAATATCCAATCACAGCCGTAACGATAACCGTTAAAGTTATTCCGCCTATTTTCTTCAAGACAGCAACCGCCGTATTAGCCGTTTTATTTTCCAAAAAATCAAGCCTCTTATTTGTAACGCCCTGCCATTCAACTAAGCTTTTAATTTTGGAACTTAAAATTTCATCATCCTTATTTTCAACAGCGTGTTTTTTTTCTTCTTCATTTCTCCACTCAATAATCCCTTCGATTTTTTCGTTTAGTTCAGATAATTTTTTATTTACTCCGTCTATTTCCGAAAAAACTCTTTTTTGAATTGCAATCTCTTCACTTATCTTTTCAAAAGTTTTTTCCCGATGATCAAGCCTTTTAATTACCTCGCTCATTTGAGTTCTAAACTCTGCATCGTTTTCAACACTTTCTTTTTGCAAAGTATAAAGCTGTCTCATTATTTCTTTTTGTGTCATTAAAGAAATATCATCACTCATCTACCGCCTCCTGAAGTTTCTCTTTTTGCTCTTCCGTCAAATAAACAGGCTTACCGTTGTTATCCTCATCAACCGCCGAAACAAAACCTAACCGCTTCATCAAATCCCGCTCTTGCGCAAGTTTATACTGAACGCTCTTAAATCCCATTCCGCTGAATTTTCTTGCAACCATATCAAAAGTTATAACGCCCAAATTTAAAAGAACCCTCATTGCATTAGCTTCTTTTTGAATGTCCACACTAGGCCGTGAAATGCTCGACCATTCACATTTTAACCACGCCCCTCGTTGTTGCCAGAATTCGCTTCTAAAAACAATTTTTTCAAATTCGGGAATATTCAAATTCCCGATTAAAACCGATTGAATAACAAATTCGGAATAAATAAGCTGACAAAAATCCTTAGCGTTTTTAAATGCTCTATACTTTAAAAAAATATCGAACTCATTATTCGCCTGTCTTGAAGCCGAATAACTTGAATCGAATTTAAGCATTACGATTTCGGGCGGTATTTCATTTGCCCAACAAATAGCCGAAATAATTGCATCTTCAAAAGTTTTAAAATTAACATTAGGTCTGTTTGTGTTAAAGCTGATAGGCTCTTCCCCCGGTGCCAATCCGTCAAGCACCGTCCCCGGAGACATCGGAATTGTTGAAGGAATGCCTTCCTTACTTTCAATAGCGGCGGGCGTTCCTGCTTGAGCAGCAGCCCTTGTCATGTTTAAAATAGGGGTTGTACCTATAGGAGTGGAGGGGGCTTTTTTTATAAAAAGCGGCAAAAGAGCATTAACCACCGCCGCCCTTACTTCGGCATCACGGTATCGGTCCAAGTCTTTCATCATGTAGAGTGTGTTTGCTAAAATCGGCATACCCCGCACTTGGTCTAAAAGTCTATCACTAGAATAAACCATCCAGCTTATCTGCCGTCCCGACTTTTCTCCGTAAACGGGAATCCGTGTTTCTTTAACTTCCGTGTCAATAACGTCACGCACCCAATAAGCAGCGTGTCTTCCATGCTTATCAAGCTCCACACCGTGAAGAATTCTGTTTCCTTCTTTTGCCTTTCCTTGTAAGGGTGTAACAATACTATTCCCGTTAATCCAATCCCAGCAAGGCAATCCCGTTTGTCTGTTTATCCGTGCAACAACAATACCGTCTCCGCACAACATTGCTTCAAGTCTTACTTGATTTTGAAATTCCCCGAATGTCAATTGTTTTCTGTAATCAAAAGCATTATAATCGGCAGCATAAATCCCGAACATATCGCTCATGTTTTCTGCATACTTAACGGCTAGATTCTCTCTTTCATCATCGTCCTTATCGGGCCAAATAACCGAACTTAGAGGCGTGGGTTCAGGCATCATTCCTGTAAATATTTCGTTCCTCAAAATTCGCTTTACAATTCCGGCAGCATATAAATTTTCTGTGAACAACTGGAGCGACCTTTTCCGCAAAGTGTAATAATCCACTCCATAACTCCAAATATAATCTCTTGTAACGCCGAAGCTGTCGGGATATTTGTCGCCTGTAAAAACATCTTGAAAAATATCTCTCACATAATAAGCAAGCACATCATCTTTTTTAGCTTCAACCGCAACAGCCGGCATAACACTTTCAAATTCTACCATAAGCCTATCCTCACAGCACCGCCTGCAGGACGCAAACGGCTTTCCAACATATCAATCAAACTTAAAAGCTCTTTTTGCCTGACATACAAAGACGATAAATCCGCCCTCTTCACGGTCTGCCTGTCTTGTCCCGTGTCGATTGTATATTCTTGAACACCGCCCGCTTCAATCGTTTTTTGAGTTAAAAATAAAATCGCTTTTTCAATCTCATGCAAAAGCCTTTTTGCATTTTCCAATTCGTCAAGCCAAAAACGCCTTTGGCTTTCCTTTTTAAAATCAAGGTCTAATAATGCCATGCTTAAAATTATAAATTAGAAAAATAAAAAAGCTATTAACAAAACAAAAAAAAATAGCTTGACATATAATCAAAAAATGATTATAATTTATGTATGTATAGGATAATTCAAAAAAAGCGAATAACAAAAGCTGTAGCAAAAATGCCGCAAAAAGAACAAGAACTATATGCTCAGTTAATCCTTGATTTAAAAGAATCAGGCCCCGTACAAACATGCTGGCCTAATTTTAGTTCTTTAGGCAAAAATAAATATCATTGCCATTTATCCTATCATTGGATTGCGTGTTGGAAAGAAACAATCAAAGGTATCGAAATGGAGGTATACTATGCAGGTTCACGTGAAAACGCCCCTTATTAAAATTGAAGGCGACATTCCGCCCGATTTATTGACATTTGTAAAAACACAATACAAACATGTTACCGTAGAATACGATGACGATGACGAATACGAAGAGGTAACGGAAACCGACTGGTTTAAAAACATTCAAAAAAATATGACACCTCAAAAGACATTAAAACTTTTAAGAAACCGCGACAATCTTACACAAGCTGAACTTGCAGAAAAACTTTGTATCAATGTTCAAAATGTTTCCGGAATGGAGCGAGGTGCCCGCCCTATAAGTATAGCTATGGCAAAAAAACTGGGGGCAGTATTTAACACAAGCTACAAAAAATTTTTATAGCGTACTTTAAAAACAAAAAAAATGCGTAATCGGACAAATCCTGATTACGCATTACAAATCAAAAATTATTTTCACGGCTCAATAAACACGCCTCTTTTTGCTTCTTCCCAAAAATGCGCCCAACTCAACCCCGGCAAACCCAAGAACTCACGGCAATAAGCATCGGCAAAAATTTCAAGACCTGCCATATTATACCCGTAAGTATCGAAAGCGTGATTGTCCGCCCCCGGCCTCTGCTTCCAAATAGTCTTTTGGTATCTGTTTGTTAATTTGTCGATAATATCAACCTTCGTTTCGGCCTCAAACATTTTAAAATAATCGTCTCTAAAATCATCGGGAAAATTCGGATACCAATCCGGCTGGAATTGTCCTTCATTCCACATCAAAACACTCATACTGTTGCTTATGCGGTCTTTCATTTTTGTAGTATTTACATGATAGGCAAGCGGTAAGCCTATTCTTTGTAAAGTACTCCTATCAAAAATGCGGTATGTTTCTCCTGCCTTAATATATTCTGCTCCCTTACAAGGGTAAACGCCTACAGAATATCTGCCGGCAAAAGCATAAACATAGTCCGTATACCGCCCCGAATCTACAAGCGTTATCATAATTTTATAAATCTTACCGTCATCACCTACAAAGCGTGTTTCTTCGATGTATTTATAAAGCTTATCCCAAGGCCCGTTAAAATCTTCCGTATCTCCGTCGATGCTGAAAAAATCCAGCGTCCAAGTTACGCCCTTATCAGAATAGCCTTTTACATCCACAAACAAATTCTTTTTTTGAACATCAACGGAACAGCACACAATTAACACCGGCGATCCTGAATCCCTTACGGCCAAATCATTCGGAACCTTACCACGCACAAAGCCCGCCCTGCGGAATTGCACGGCTCGTTCATACCGAATCTGTTTGCCCATCTCTTCAAAAGTCAAACCCTGTTTTGTATTTCTAAAAATACGGTATTTTTCTTTATCTCTAACCCGATTATTTTTAATATCCCAACATTCCGCCCATTGCAGCACCATATCTTCCCAACTGTACATCCCCGGCGGATTATAAATCGGTGATAAATGAAAAGAAACCGTAAAGGGATTAAGAGCTTCGGCGGTTGGTCTCCATTCACCTTTTTTAACTATCGAAGCTTTATCGTAGTTTTTCATCAACCCGCCGCAAAATTTACACTTATAAGCAACCGTTTCAATAATCGGCAAAAAGTTTTTATCGTTCTCCCAAACAATACCGAATTCCGTACCGTTTTCGTTTTTGCCGTGCCAAATCAGCTCCTGCATTTTTCCGCAATGTTTACACGGCACAAAGTATTTCTGCTGATTGCCGGCTTCATACAACCGCTCAATCTTGCTTGTCTGTTTTACAAGCGGTGTACTCGCCCAAAATATTTTTCTTTTCGTTGCATAAGCATCGGTTCG